GTGCTCATCAAACATAGCTTGAAGCTCCTTCTCGTGTTCACGGATGGAGTTCATAACCAGCGCGCAGAGAGCATTGTCAGGATCGTCGCTATGGAGCAACGCCATCAGCTCATCGTGATGGGCTACGAATGCCAACCTTTTGATGTTGGGTGCGTCTAGGTCTTTGTGCCATAGCCACTTGCCCCAGTCATCATCTTCGCGGCCAGTGAAGACGTGTGCGTTCCACTCATTCTTGTCTTTGTCCCAGTATATGTCTACGGTGTTAGGCATATTATTTTTCCCTTTCTTTTGTTAGTTACTATCTCTGGTCTCTCTTGTTTCTCTGCTGCTTCCATGACTACCTCCCACCCGTGTTTGTCCACCCACGCTTGCGCTTGAGCAGGGTTGGCGTAGCCATTCACAACTAGATAATGGATTGCTAGTTTTTCCATTCGTCCTCCTTAGGTAGCAGTTGCTCTGCCTCTTCAGGCGTTGCTACGTAGTAGGGAGTGTGCCTGCTATAGGGTGCAATCATATCGTCACACTCAGGGTCCTTGCAGACTGAACCCACGTACCACCCAGCAGCGGATGCCATCACGATAGGCTCAGAGATTTCCAACACTTCACCGAAAGCCTTTCTTCTGGTGAACTTGATGTCATTGATGTCCTTATGTATTTTCATTTGTCCTCCTTCTTCTTTAGCTCAGGGAACTTATCACCCTTGAACTTCTCATCCACTTCTCTCTTGTTTACCAGCACTACCGACTCACGCTTGCTCATCCCGCGAATTGTGTGCAGGGTTTCAGCTACGTCAACCAGCCTCGCAGCATTGTTGCTCAGAGTTCTGGCTGTGATGCATGAGATGTCTTTGTCATTACCCGATGCATCTAGGAGTTCCTCTGAATGCATACGGATTCCATTTACCAGCGAGCCGTAGGCAATGCGAACGCACTCCTCGACTGCAAACATGTCCAGTGTGACCTTGTTGAAACTAAGGTCATTGTATGTTCCTTTCATAACTTACCTTTCATTAGTTAGTTTATTGTTTCTATTCTCTCTCCTCTATTCTCTCTATTGTGGGAGAATAGGGGAGAAAGTGGGAGAAACTGGGAGAAGTTGGGAGAAAGTGGGAAAATGTCACTGACCCCAGCCCGATTGAACGAACTGTGTCAGTGTGCAGTACCATGTGCTCTGCCGTGCATCACCGAGCCGATGTGCCATATACGAACCCGAATGATTAAAGTGTTTAAAGTCTGGCATGGGATTCAGACTCCCCACGGTTACGCACTGGCGATAGCCACCGCGCACCGCATGGGGGAAGTAACATTAGCAGCTTGCCTGTGATCGTTTGTCCACGTTACTGTCAGCTCTCATGCCGCTGGTGTTGTAAACCAGAGTCTCGAATCTAATCTCGCGCTAGTGTCGTGGGCTTATCAGGTGTTAAACCAACTGCCACTCTACTAACTATCCTGCGGCTATCCTGCTGACTGTCAAGATTGTGTAACACAATCCTGCCATGTGTGTGTGAAAGAAGTTGCTTGCTTGTTCGACCTCGCTCGCGCTCTCACACGTACTTGATCGTGAACTCCCGATCACCTCCTTGCCTGCCTGTCGTGTCGCATTCGCCCGATGCAACTATATACTAAGATCAGCATATATCATAACAGATGGGCACAGTATGTCAATAACATATGCACGTTGGTAAGGGGTATTTTAAGCTAGGCCGTGGCCCGATGCTTGCCGAGCCTCCCCTCACGGGCGCGGACGAGATGCCTATGTGGGGAATTCGCGAATTCCTCGCAGACACACACAGAGAGAGACACACACACCCCCTAAAGGGTGTGTGTGAGTGTCTCGTGTCTCTTATGACGTGTATGACTCTCATGCGTGTAGGTCGTGTGAGTCGTGAAAGTCTCCCTGCTAACGCCCGATACTTATGACCCACTCCCGATGCCTGTTCCCTTCACCGTTTTACAGTAGATATTTATATCTGAACTACCTGCGTAAATTTGAGCTGTGCAAGATTGTGTAACACAATCATAAATTAGGGCACAAAAAAACCCCGCACGTTTTACCGTGCGGGGTAGGGTTATTGTCGGGCCGTTACTTTTTGAAAGTATCGGCAGTTGCTTTGAGCGTTTCGCTATTTGTTCCTCGTGCGATATCCTTAAGGATTTCAACGGGCTCAAGTATTAACGCAACGCGCGTTTCATGCGTAGCATTTTTCGGGAACGTGATTTTCGTTCCGTACTTTTTGTTGACGTATGACTTGAGGGAGTTTGCCGCATTGATGCGGGCTTTGTCCCCTGCTTTAGTTGGCGCTTTGCTCATTGCATTTGTGAGGTGCTTTGTTGCGCGCACCTCAAGGGCAATCAACTCTTTTTGCGCTTTCACTGCATCTTGAATATGACCGATCGTCGCGCTCCATTCCTTCGCGGGGTCACCCTTTGTCGGGGTTCCCTTTGCTTGCCTGTATTGACTCAGGGTAAGCAGGCTCATCACATGAATGATGGGCGCGCTATCCGGAGCAACGGCGTTAAACACGTCATCAATATGTTTATCGAATGAGAGCATGCCGCCCTTTACTTTCACATCGTGAGAGTATGCGAGCTGCATCACGTTTGACAATTTGTCCTGACATTTTGAAATGTCCGGAGTATTGGCAAACCGTTTTGACTCGGTAGACAATCCGTTTCTCATTCTGAGAAACTTAACAATCGTGAGCACGATCATTTTTATCACGGTCATGATCGGGCCTTTGTCTTTGTGGCTGGGTTGCTTCACCTCAATACCTAGGCTCTTCGGAGTTTGCTCCTCCCCAGTTGCCTCAGTAGCATCGGCTGCAATTTCTTTCCGCATCTCATCGGTCATACGCGAGCGCAGCTCGGTGAGATACTTTTTGCCACGAGTGACAAGCTCAGGTGTGATTGGCTCTGTTTTACCGGAGCCAATTTTGCCCTTCGCGCCCTCGATCATCTCGATCAATTCAGAGTATGTTTTACCAGCTCTCAACAGATTCTTAAGGAATCCGCTATGTGATGCGGCAACTTGTGAGTTGCTCTCATCACTGTTGAAACGGGCAAACAGGTTCGCATCAAAATTTTTGATGCCCTCTAGGATTTTATATGTGTTTTTCATTTTCTTTGTTTGTTAGTTTAGAAAAAAGATTGTGTAACACAATCTTGCGTGTGTTTCGCTCGCCTCAATTTACGCACCTTGAGAGTCTATGGTCGCGCTACGGTTGTCGGGGGCTGGTCGCCTTTCTTCCGTGCCAGTGTGATTTTATGGGTCGCTATCCTTTACGGGTGACGGCGATGTCCTGAGCTGCTCCCACCTTACGGCGCGCCTATCTCCACACTAGATACGTATCTTGCGGGAATATACTAGAAATGTCAATTTCATATTTACACTTTACAAGGGTAAATTTTGCGAGCAGTTTCATCGTCAAATAGATTGTGTTACACAATCTTTACAGGGGAGATATTTAAATGGCTACTATTAATAAACGGACAAAACTTACTAAGCCGATGATTGAAAAGCTCGCACAAGCATTGGAGCAAGGCTGCTCGGTTGCTGGTGCCTGTGGTCTAGTAGGTATATCGCACGATAGAGTAGTAACTATCCTGAATTCGGGAGGGAAGGAGGGTGATAAGTTAAATGCAGTATTTAATAATGCACAATCAATAGCAGAATTAAACCTTTGTCAAAAGGTGATGCGCGACGGCAACGCACGCGACGCGCTCGCCATGTTGACAGCAAGGTTTGATTCATGGGACAAAAAGAGTGGTATTAAATACAAGGATAACAATATTAAAGCTGAGGCATTGCTGGCAAGGATGTCAGCCGTGCCCGAGCAGATTAAGAAGCGCAATTGACGCACGCATCTCGTCCGCGCATGACCACGCCCCACCACCACCCCCCACGAAGCGGAGCCTACAACTCCCCCCCCCTTAAAAACTGACGCTATTTTTTACGTTGTATATCAATCATGAAACCCCTTAAAAAACAGCCTCCACTGAAACGCACAGGGCCGAGGAAGAAGAGGGGTAAAATGGACGTAGTATTGCCTCAGAGCGTCTTGAAGCATAAAGGGGCTGGCAACATCCATACACCGGATCAAAAGCGTTCTCTGCGCATCCTCAAGCGATTAGAGGCCGATCAGGAGCAAGTGGAGACTGCCAGTCTACTGCAGAATTTCCCTGAGATGGTTTTAGGCGTAACTCCCTACGACTGGCAGAAGGATGTTTTGAGTGCGTTAAATGGCAAGGAGTCAAGGGTTGCATTGAAGGCGGCTAATGGGAGTGGGAAGACTAGCATGATAGCTGCGAGCGCGGTTCTCTGGCATATGGTTAGATTTCCTGAGAGTCTGGTGGTTACGACTGCTGGAGTGTGGCGACAGGTGGAAGGCCAATTATGGCCTAATTTAAGGAAGCACGTTGGAGAGCTGGGAAGTGGATGGAGGACTACGAGCAACGAGCTTGAGTATAAGAATGGTTCGAGGGCAATCGGGTTCAGCACTAACGAGGCTGGAAAGTTTGAGGGTTGGCACAGGCAGGGGCCGACAGAGAATTTGTTGATGATAGTTGATGAGGCTAAGACGGTTCCTGATTGTATTTTTGATGCGATAGCTAGGTGTCAGCCCAGCAGGTTGTTGGTGATGTCAAGTCCCGGCGCGTCTGCTGGCGCGTTCTACGAGGCGTTCACTAAGCAGCGTAAGTCGTGGGAGAACTTCACTGTGACGGCGTTTCAGTGTCCGCATATTACGCAGCAGTGGATAGACGATCAGGTGGAGATTTACGGTGAGGATTCGCCGCTCATCAGGTCGATGATCTATGGCGAGTTCTATGATGACAGCGGTGAAGGGTTGGTTGTTTCATTGAAGTCGCTTGAGGGGTGTTTGCAGAATCCACCTAAGAGGGAGAGTGGTTCGAGGGTTGCCTTTGTTGACTTTGCCGCAGGTGGGGACGAGTGTGTGTTTGCATTGAGAGAGGGGAATAAGGTTACGGAGATGGTATGTTGGAGGGACAGGGACACGGGCAGGACGCTGGGTAAGATTATCAATTTGATGGACAAGTTCGGGTTACAGGCTGATGAGGTTTATGCGGATGAAGGAGGGCTGGGTTTGCCTATGTGCGATTCGTTGATGGCAGCGGGTTATGACATCCACAGGGTGAACTTCGGTGCTAAGCCTTTTGACACTAGATACTCGAACAGGTCTGCTGAGATGTGGCATACGGCTGCGAGGACGATACAGAAGAAGGAAGTTATTTTGCCGGACGACCCTATGTTGCATCAGCAGATGGTTACGAGGAGAGCTGAGGTGAGTAGGACGGGCAAGCTGGGAATGGAACCGAAAGACAGGATGAAGTCGAGGGGGCTTGACAGTCCTGACAGAGCTGACGCAGTATTGGGCTGCATCGCGTGTGGAGGTGGCATAGGCGGAACATGGGAACAGTTTAAGAGTGGCGATGGGATCAGCCTGAGCGAGTTGTTTGAGAGGGCAGAATCGGATTATGAGAGGGACTCTTTACCGGAAGGAATGTTCGTAGGTTATTAACATTCTCCCAGAATCTCCCAGAGTCTCCCAGAGTCTCCCAACTTCTCCCACAATAGAGAGAGTAGAATAGAATAGACAGAGAGAATAATATATGTTTTTTGATGAGCAAATGAGGCCAGCGATCCGTCCTAGAAAGGGAGGATCATCCTTTTTGCAGTGCGGAGTATGTGATGACGAAAACTGGATAGTAGCAAGAGACGTGTCAACCGGAAAGAACATCTGTGAAGAATGCATACAAGCTGCCTTGACAGTTGACTGCGAACTGGTAAACCTAGGGCCGCTGATAGGTGTTAGGCATCCGAGACAACATGAGTTTAAGGGAGTCAATGACCACTAAAGATAAGAAAGAGAAGAAGGGTCAATCCCTACAAAGCCCAGACAAGTACGGGCATCTTACCCCCAGCAAGTGTGATATTGCGGCTGGAAAACCTGCACCCTCACTCAGGGGCAGGGGAAGAAACAGGGGAAGATAATGCCTTTCGAGAGTGAGAAACAACGAAGGTGGATGCACGCTAACAAGCCGAAGATGGCTAAGGAGTGGGAGAAGGAAACATCAACAAAGGATAAACCAATGGCACAAGGATACAAATCTAGGCAGGATGAATCACTGGGAGCAAGGCGTGGAGCACGCAAGAAGCTCAAGAGAAATGTTAGCAAGGCTGGACGCCGTGCAATGGCTTCAGGGCCGCGCAAGGCTGCTGGCGGCAGAAGGTTCGGGCTGAAGAAAAGCCCCACAGGCAGATCATAATTTATGAGCACTGAGCTTTACGATCTCGTAGCCAACGACATCTCCAGCCGTACACGGTGGGAGACTCGTCAGGGGTTATGGTACAAGATGCGGAACGATGGGTTGCGTCGAAGAGGTTCTCCGTGGCCCAACGCTTCCGATGCCCACTTCCCTTTGATCGACACAACGATCAACAAGCTCAAGCCAGCTTTCTTTCAACAGGCAATGGGGCTGGATGTGATTGCTACTTTCGTTCCCATGCGAACCCAGCTCGCTGCGTTTACCACTGCAGCCGAGAAATGGTTCTCGTACAAGATGCACGAGAAGAGCAACTTCGCATCAGAGGTTATGAGCTGGATCGACCATATGCTCATGGGCGGTCACGGGGTTCTCAAGGTCTTCTGGAATCCTGATAAGAAGCAGGTTCAGTTTCAAGCAATAGATTCAATGTACATGATAGTTCCCCCGTGGACAAAGGATGTCGAGGGAGCTGACCGGATTTGTCAGGTGATGCCTATGAGTCTGGAATCCTACAAGCGTGCCGGAATTTACAAGACAGACAAGTCCACACTGGACAGTATCGTTGGCGGCAAGACTGAGGAGTCCGGCATTCTGAATGACCTGAAGAACAACAAGGAACTCCGAGAGGGGCTTACCTACTCATCGGACAAGGAGCAGGTCATCGTGTGGGAAGTCTACACGCATGACGAGGACGGGAAGTGGGAGATGCACTGCTTCTCTCCTCAGGCTCCTGACGTTGCACTTCGCGATAGCATGAAGGTTCCGTTTGACCACGGGGTTCCTCCGTTTGTCTCCTGCAAGTACGAGATCACCGATGGCGGTTGGTACTCGCCTCGCGGAGTTTGCGAGATGCTCGCTCCCTTCGAGGAGGCACTTACTAAGACGTGGAATGAGCGTCTGGATGCCTCGACACTTTTCAATAAGCCGCTTTTCAGGGCGGAACGTGACCTGCCCAACTCTGTAAATCTCAGGCTGAATCCCGGCCAGATTCTTCCCTTCGGGATTGCTCCGGTTCAGATGCCGAACACTCCTAAGGACTTTGACGATGAAATGGCGCAAACGCAATCAATCGCTGAACAGCGTGTTACCGTTCCCGACTATGGACTCATGGCGGACAGGGACAGGCGGACAGCTACTGAAATAAAATCCATCAATGCTCAGTCACAGCAGAATATGGATTTGCGTTTGCGTCTCTTTCGTCAGGCTCTGGGAGACTTGTTCCGTCAGGCATGGAG